CAAAAGGAAATCATGATCCGTGTTGCTGACTTATTTTGCGGCGCAGGTGGAGAGACTACCGGAATCATGCAGGCCATAGGCGAAATCGGCGGGCACCATGATGTTGCCGCGGTGAACCATTGGAACATCGCCATCGAGACGCACAAGCGAAACCACCCAGACACGCGATCATACTGCATGAGTCTGGAACAACTAGATCCGCTTTCCGTTTTCGGATCCGGTGAAAAGATTGATTTACTTTGGGCATCGCCGGAATGCACACACCATTCCAACGCAAGGGGCGGGCGCCCACGATCCAACCAGAGTCGTGCTTCTGCCTGGCTGATCATGAAATGGCTTTCCGAATTATACATCAGAAGAATCATAATTGAGAACGTTCCCGAATTCATCAGTTGGGGCCCGCTCGGTGCGAACGGAAAACCCATGCCTTCAGGTCGTGGCAAGTTATTCGATACTTTTGTGAATGGCCTGAAAGCCTTGGGTTACCGCGTCGATCATCGCCTGCTTTGCGCAGCCGACTACGGAGATCCGACCACGCGGACTCGTTTCTTTTTGCAGGCTGTCCGTGGGCATGGGCGCATCGTATGGCCCGAACCGTCACACGCACAGGATCCAGGACTTTTCGGACGTGCGCAGTGGAAGGCCGCCCGCGAGATCATTGATTGGAACATCCATGGAACCAGCATTTGGAACCGCAAAACACCGTTGGCTGATGCCACCATGCGCCGCATCCAAGCCGGAATCAAGAGATACTGGGGTGAGTGGGCCGAGCCTTTCCTGGTTCGCTTCAACTCCGGAGACGGGCGGGTGCATTCCCTTGACGAGCCCTTGCCAGTGCAGGACTGCTCGAATCGCTACGGACTCGTACAGCCCTTCATCCTCCACCAAGATGCTCCTGGAAGGCCACGATTATTGGATGAGCCGGTACCGACGATTCGCGGCCGCAACGGGCATGGCCTCGTCGAACCGTTCATCGTCCACTACTACGGAAACGGTGATGCCGTGCCAACACGGATCCCTCTCGCGACCGTGACCACAAAAGATAGATTCGCCCTTGTCGAGGGCAAGGCCGGGTTGGACATCACCCTTCGGATGCTACATCCGCGCGAACTAGCGGCGGCCCAAGGCTTCCCTTCAGGGTACGACTTCGCCGGAACAAAGACAGATCAGGTCAAGCAGATCGGAAACGCTGTTCCCGTCGGGCTTGCTCGAGCCCTCGCGCTGGAGGCGCTGTCAGCATGACTGGATATAAACTGACACGAGAACAAAAAATAAAAAGAGCCGTCAGCCGCATCAATAACAATCTGAGAAAGACATTTCCATTATTCACTGGTGAGTTTGACACGACTATCGAAGATCAAGTCGCAAGGTATAACGAGATTGAAAGAATGCATGATGAGTATATCAAACGCCTGGAAATGAAGGAGGATGAGTTCAGATCGAAAGGCTGTATGTTTAGAACGCAAGCATTATTGCTTTACACAAAAGAGGAATTCAACCGTCTTGATGAATACTTCAACCGAGTTCTTGGGAATATGTCGGCCGCTTATATGGCAGACTATTGGAGTAAAAAGGTAGCTGATATCACATCTAACAACGCTCTGAAGGAGGGCTGAATGGACGATGAATACAAGACATTGAAAATTACAATCAAAAGGTATGTTAGTTTCAATTACTTTTTGCATGGCTTTCTATGTCATTCGGCTTTTACAAGCTTGATACAAGACAGAATGGGTAAAGACGCTTATATCGAGAACGTGCAGTCAAATTGGATTGATGGAAGCGTCACTATTCCACTGGCTATTGGTGTGTTGGTATTTGTTTTCATCGACATAGTCTTAAAGCTTAGACGTGGCGCATAACAACCATTTCAAGGAGGACTCAATATGAAGCCAATGGTAATGGAAGCAGCGGAATTGATGATCCAGGCTATGAAAAACCTCTCAGAAAAAAAGATTGACTCCAAGGATGCACAGGTAATAGCACAGCTGGGAATAGGAGTTGTCCAGGCGGCAAACGCCGAGGTGCAGTTTATCCGCGCGACGAAGGCAATACCAAAAGACGGAACCTTCGGAACGGATATGCGCTTTCTGGAACCGGGGAAATAAGGCCCGATTATGGGACGGAAGCCAGCCGGACAGGTGCTTGTCTACCAGGGCAGGCGCTACACCTGGAGCGTCAAGGGATACTGGAGGTGCACAACCATGGGCAACCGCCACAACCTGACCAGGTTGATCTGGGAGCAGCACAACGGCACCATCCCGGCCGGGCACAAGATAATTTACCTGGACGGTAACAGGAACAACCTCACCCTGAAAAACCTTGCATGCCTGAGCCATTCTGAATGCCAGAAACGCCGATTGCAGGATCCTGAATACAGGCTAATGGACAAATGCTTTTTGATGTACGGCCACCTGATCAAAAAGATCGCCGATATAGCCGAACCCGGACGGTCCAGAAAACGTGCACTCAAAGCCTGGGTAACCCGTAGGATTAGATACGGCCAATCTGGCGGTAATCAATGAAAATAAATGGCAAAAATGCAGGAATTGCACTGATTGCGTTGTTATTGTCCAGGGAAGTATGCGCATCGCCCTCCATCCCCACCATCATGGAATCCCATTTTGTGGAAACATGCCTGAGATACAACGTTCCTGTAGCACTTGCCCACGCCTTGATCGAATGGGAATCTGGATGGAATGAACAGGCAGTCAACTACAACACTAACGGATCCATCGACCTGGGCATAATGCAGCTCAACAATCAATATCTCGTTTACTTTGGGGACCGGTACAACGATGGAGAAAAGATAGATCCCTGGATGTGGCGGGTATCCATCGACATAGGCATCCATCACCTGAGCGATCTTCACCAGGTAATAGGATACTGGCCCGGAGCCGTCGCCGCGTACAATATGGGGCTGAAAAAATACAGGCGATACATTAGCGAAGGGAAGACATTCCCCGCAGGGACACTCCGGCTACTCAATCACGTTTTCAATTGAATCCGTTTATATAATCAATCAGATCACTCTTGGTTATCACAGTCTCACCATCGGTATTGTAGAATCTCAATTGGCCATTGACTACAAGCCTCATGACTTTGTAATCCGAAACACCCAGAATGATTTTGATATCATCCACTGAAAGAATCGCCGGGTAGTCGGCCAGGATCGCAGTCAGATCACTACACGCCATGATCTGCCCAGCCTGAACGATTTGACCTTGGACATGCGGATTAGATAATACACATGCCACACGCTACAGTTGAGAACGGCCGCCGCCTGGCAAGGACTCATGATCGCACCCATGCGAAAACAATATCACAAATTGCAGAGTTTATAAATATTGCAGTATCCAAAACAGCCCGCCGTTAAGATCGAATCACAATGCCATTTGCACCAGCGACACCATGTAAGCATATAGGATGTCCGCAACTCACACATGACCGGTATTGCGCCGACCATGCCCCGCTTCACCCCCGCTACGTACGACCCGAAGACTCAAGGCCATCCCCGCACAAACGTGGCTACGATGCCGAGTGGCGCAAGATACGCGCCGAAGTCCTGGTCAGACACCACATCCCCAAAGCACAATGGGGAGCCTATGACATAGATCATAACCCTCCCTACAACAGGCTCATCGAGAGCGACCACCGCAAGTACGAGCTTATCCCTCGCCTACGTTCCGACCATTCACGCAAGACAGCCACCCAGGACGGCGGCTTCGGCAACCGTAAGGCGGTAACACCATGAAAGGGGTAGGGGGGATCAAAAGTCTACAACCTTTGAGGACATACCGTGCGTGTTGGGCTCTCATTAGTGACCGCGAGTTTTCAGGGGGGGGGTTCTAGTGCATGGGTTTACGAGGACCAGCCCCCCGGCCCATCGAGCTTGTAAAAGCCGAGGGGAATCCGGGACACCGGAAAATAAAAACGGAAACACCCCACTTCAAACCGATACTACCGCCTTGCCCATCCTCCCTGGACAAAAACGCCAGGCGGGAATGGAAAAGAATAGGTCCGGAAATCGTGCGGCTCGGGCTCATGACTTCGGCGGACTTCGCCGCGTTTGCCTGCTACTGTGCGGCCTACTCGCAGTTCATTGCCTCGCAGCGGATCCTGAAAGACGAGGGTCTTACCTTCATGTCGCCGAACGGGTATCTGATGGCTCGGCCGGAAATAGCCATTTCGAATACAGCCATGAAGCTGATCAAGGATTTTTCTATCCAGTTCGGTTTTACTCCTTCGTCGCGTGGACGAATCCAGCTGCCGGATGCGGGGGATGGGGACGGAGAGGATCTAGACTGATGGGGTATGACCAGGCTGTAGCACAGCGCGCCATAGATTGGTTCCCCCGTTATCTGAAGCACACCAAGGGACGCTGGGCTGGCGTGCCGTTTGACCTGTTGCCCTGGCAGCAGGAAGTGATAGGAAGGCTTTTCGGAACCGTCAACGAGGACGGTTCACGGAAATACAAGCGCGTGTATGTCGAGATCCCGAAGAAGAACGGAAAATCCGAGCTGGCCGCAGGAATTGCGCTCAAGCTGCTTTTCGCCGACAACGAACAGGGTGCTGAAATCTATTCGGCCGCGGCTGACAGGGATCAGGCGTCAATCGTATTCAACGTAGCCGCCGACATGGTGCGGAATTCTCCCGCCCTCTCCAAGCGCTGCAAGATCATAGATTCGACCAAGCGCATTTTCCACAACAACGGCGGATTCTACCGCGTCCTGTCGGCCGACGCCCACACCAAACACGGATTCAATACCCACGGTGTCATCTTCGATGAGCTTCATGCTCAGCCTAACCGAGAATTATGGGACGTACTCACCATGGGATCCGGAGCCGCAAGGCGTCAGCCGGTCTATTTTTCCATAACCACCGCAGGATACGACCGGCATTCCATCTGCTGGGAGATCCACGACTACGCGCGCAAGGTACGCGACGGCATTGTCGAGGATCCCAGCTTCCTCCCGATCCTCTACTACGCTGACGACGAGGACGACTGGACGGCGGAATCAACCTGGAAGAAATGCAACCCATCCATCGGGCAGACCCTCAGCCTGGAAAGCGTGCGCGAGGACTGCGCCATGGCCCAGCAGACGCCGGCCCTTGAGAACACCTTCCGGCAGCTCCACCTTAACCAGTGGGTAAAGCAGGAATCGCGGTTCATCCCCATGAAACACTGGG